ACATTGTGATTTAGTCCCTTATTATCAAATAAAGACCGGATCCTATCAGGAAGGATCATGTGTCTAATTTCTTTCGGTCTTAACTTCTCAGTAAGGAGTTGGTCTATCATAAAAAAGCTCTTTATTCTTGTACAGAAAAAAGAGCCTTAAGTTTCCCATTTAGAACAAGTTAGACATGTCGTCTGGGTCGGATTTATCGTTCCTAATTTCTATAAACCTGGGTAAGAAAAGACTTCGATTTTCGTGCTTATCCGTAATTGTTACGTTATACTGCACAGCTGCAATCTTACCTATAAGATCATTCGGATTTTCGCTTAGTATTTCTAGATCTTTATCAGTAAATCCAGAACCAATTTTTACGTTGAGAGTTTTTGATTTATCAGTGCAATCCAGTCCACCTATAAATCCCTCCCTTTTACCCTCGCCTGGATACCACCCAACAACTTCGAGATCACAATCGTTGACCTCTTTAAGTTTTATCCAACTTTTACTTCTTTTACATTCATAGAGGTGGTCGTTTTTACATATAACTCCTTCTCCACCTTGATTTACAATGTCTTTATAAATGACCAAGGTATCCTCCATAGAATCCACCTCCCACATCTGACCTAACCTAATATTTGATCCCTCTGGTAGAAGGTCCAGCGTTTCTGATAGCTTCTTTCTCCTTTTAATATAAAGAACAGAGCCCCTTCCTTTTTCGAGTGTTGAATTATCCTCCATATCAAACACATTAAAAAGGAAATTTGCATCTATATTGTCTGGGGCTGTGCCTTTAAGAATCTGTGTCACCTTTCCCGAAACAGACTTTCTGTTTAAATCTGTTAACTCGCCATCATAGAAAATAGCAGTATGTCCAGCTGCATCAGAGATAAGGGAAAGATCCTTAGCAATGTTACTAAGCTTAGAGGCATCCAACTCATTAAAAGCACGAGTATAAAAAGAGAATGACCTATCAGGATTCATCATGGCAATAACACGAACACCGTCGTATTTCTCCTCGCAATATATTTTATCCCACTTTTCAATTTCCTCCTGCTTATCCGTAGCTAACATTAAAGAAGGATCTGGAATGATTTCCTTCCCGACAGCTTTGTTTATAAGCTTTGCGCCAATTCCTACATTCATTCTCTTAGTGAGGATCCTCATAAGCATCTTTCTTATTTCGAGATCCTGATCTGGGTATTGCACAAAAGAATGGTCCAGTAAATCTTGCGCCCTTCCTCTCAATAAATCATTGGCTGCTGGAGCATTCTTCAGATCCTCTATGAGAGAAACAAAGGAATCCCAAAATGAATCGGGATTTGTTGAATAACTTCTCACTGGTTGCTCCTCTGAGAGGTCTAGTTTGTGTAGTTTGGTTGTTACAAATGGATTAAAACAGATATCCAGAATATAAGACATCTCCTCGGTGAGATTTTGTGAGATCAATCTCTGTTTCTCCTTTTGTGAACCGTTACCTGTAAGTTCTTCCAGCTGGCAAAATATTTCTAGCTCTTTAAGCATATCAGTGTATTTTAAACAAAACTAAGCAATAAGAACGCAAATAAAAAAAGAATCCACAGCAAAGTGGATTTAATTAGCTAAAAAATTGAGACGGATTATTATATCCTAAACGAAGAATCTGGTACTGCTACCCCCTTTTTATTTACCACATTTGCACAAGCGCTATTAGCAAATTCAATAGATTCACCAGTATTACCAGTAGATAAGTACTTCAGCGAAAAGGCAGATATAAAAGTATCTCCAGCACCACTTACATCGATGGTATCCTGTGGATTTGAACTTGGGTAGATCTCTCCGTTAAACATAGCACCATTGGAACCTAGGGTTATTATAAACTTCTCTGGGTACTTATCCGCCAGGTCCTTGTTGTTTTCATATTCTATCTCATTCAGTTTAACGAATGTTATTTCCTGTATAAGATCTTCAGACAATTTCTTCTTACTATCCATAAGAACCAAGCTGCCCTGATTAGCTATTTGCTCTATATGAGATGTGGTAAGAAATCCCTTGTTATAGTCGCTGATTATTACCAGATCAGACTCGTTAATCGTACCTCTCTTTCTAGAAGACATAAAGGAAAAAGAATCCATTGGAAAACTTTCGCCCTCGTCAACCCGAACAATCATATGGTTACTCTTCTTCTCAACGAACCTAATTTTCTCTATCTTATTAGCCTGATGCCAATGAACAACCTCTATGTCATCACTTAAAGAATTCAGGTTATCCACGACGTTCCCCGCCATCCCATTATTTTCTACAATTTCGATTGGGTTAAAAACAGGAACTGGAGCTTCTGGGCACATTCTACTTACCTCTCCGTAAACAAACCGATCTATACAGAGTTCACCTACTACTAAAACCTTTAACATAAAAATTGATTTAAGAACCTTACTTATTTATAGTGTGAAACTATCTGAAGATTCCTCCTCACCTCCAGCTTCCTTAGCCTTTTCCTCGGCCTTTTTCTGCTCCATCTCCTTATACTTCTCGTTTTTCTTATACTCGTCCATCGTAAGTCCAAGATACCTCTTTATTAGGAAATTCTTATCAAAATAAGGTTCTTCCTCTTCACCAATCTTCTGCTTCATCTCACCAAGATCATTTACAAACTGTGCTCTCTTAGTATAATTCTGAAGCTGTATAAATTCTTCAAAAAGATTCTCCCTAACATAAGTTAGGCCTAAATTTGATTTAAAAGATCTGTCCTTAGATAATTCAGGAAAATCAAGACACATTTGTATATACAATGGTTTCACCAATATTTCTTGGAAAATAGATCTGAGCCTTGTTAGGAATTTCTCAAATCTAATCTCATCCCTTTCCAATTGGTCGATGCTAATTTGATAATTAGCAGGAGTTCCGTTTCTGAAAGCAAACCTTGCATATGGTATCTTTGAATCCTGTTTAAGCTTATTGTAGAAATAAATTACGTTATCCATTACATTGAAATCAGGACCATTAGGATCTAATGTTTCAATTTGGGGAGATTGCCCATCTTTTTCCGGAAATAAGTAGTTCTTATAGAATTGAACCTTCGGTCTACCATTTACAGTGAGTTCACCCGAAGAATCGTTTATTTCCATTTCTTCCTTGTAAATAGACATAAGCTGTCCCAATGTCTGCATTGCCTTTTGTTGAGATTGGGAACCCACAGGAATTACAAATTTTAGTCTGTATGATGCATTCATAACATTCCATATAACCCTGGTGTTTTCCATGATTCTTAGAATATTATAGGATCTAATTAAACGTTCTACATAGCTTACCCTAGATATAGTATTACCCTTTGCGTAAGAAATATAGATAACCTGCTCGCTTTTAAGATTTCTGGTCATCTTGCTATCACCAGGATACTGAATCCATATTTGTTGATACTCACCATTTGGTTGAGGTTGTGTAGCAGGTTGCAATGAAGTAGGGTCTAGCTCTTTAAAACCAACTATTTTTTTACCGTCGGTGGAATATACGATTTCAAAAGCAAGAAATCCATCTATAAGAAATTGCTTAAAATATTGCCAAGCTAGTATTCCCTGTTGAAAACCAAAAAGCATATACATGTTTCTATAGTTTTCGTCTAGTTTATCTATAATATTAGGCTTTAGGTCTATATTAGAAAGAGATGGATACCCAATAAAATTCTTGTCATCATAATTTATAGCATCGTCTGTAAGTGTATCTAAGATAAAATCAATTTCGCCGTTAAGGGAAAATTTCCTAAGGAAGTCTCTTTTGCCTAAATAGTCCTTATCGAAATATGCTATATACTTTCTTACCTTAGTATCTTGATAACCAAGAGTCCAATAAAAAGCATTATTCTCAGTGAATCCTGTACCTTGCTCATTAAAGAAATTAGATTCTGTAGCACCAATAGCTTGGGAGTTACGAATAACCATGTCTTCGTACTCCATACCAAATCTCCCCACCTTGGATAAATTCTTATAAAGATTCCCAAGGAAAGATCTTTCTGCTACGTAATCTAAAAATCCTGCCATCCTTTATTACTTATTCTTGAGGAGGGGCTTCCTCCGTTGATTCCTCTGCGGGTTCCTGTGCTTCATCTTCATCCTTTTCTTCTTCAGCCTTTTTAGCTTCTTCTTCCTTCCTTTTTTGAATCGCCTCCTTATTACCTTTAATATCATCAGCATTCATACCCAGATGGGATTCAATTAAATAAGCTAAAGAGAAGAAGGGCTCACCGGAGTCGTCGGTTAAAGTGTACATGCCATCTATTTGCTCCTTCTTTTTAAGCATGGTTTCTATCTCCTGGTTTATCCTAAACGGATTATCAGAAACAAATTCCAAGCCCAACTGACTCTTGAACAAATAATCCTTCTCCAGCTCGGGGAAGTCTTTACACATCTGTATCCAAAGTGGCTTAACAAGGACATCTTGGAAAATAGATCTAAGCCTAGTAATAAACTTGGCAAATCTTATTTCTTCCTTATCAAGTCCTTCAGCGCCATTTGAATAATTTCCAATCGATCCGCCGTCAGGACCCTGGAATCTAGAAAAAGGAACCTTCGATTCTTGAACCAGCTTGTCATAAAAGTAAGCAAGCGGTTGAGGGTCGTTAAGGTTTGGTCCAGCATTATTTATAGGCTCTATAGTTGGAGTACCATTTACACCAGAAGGCATAAGGTAATTTTTGTAGAACTGTATTTTAGGTCTACCATCTACAGTTAATTCCCCGCTCTCATCATTAAACCTAATATCTTCTTTGTAGATACTCATCAATTCACCTAAGGTCTGCATTGACTTTTGAGGTGACCTCGATCCAATTGGTACCGTCATCTTCATTCTAAAAGATGCGTTCATTACAGACCAAATAACCCTGGTGTATTCTATAATTCTTAGAATGTTGTAAGGCCTAATAAGTCTTTCAACATAACTAACCCGAGAAACTGTATTACCTTTGGCAAAAGAAATATAAATAACCTGAGAATCATAGAGCATCCTTCTCTTGTTAATATCATTAGGATACTGATACCAAACATTTAGATATGTTCCGTCTGGCTGTTTTTCAACAGAAGGCATTAGAGTTGTAGCATCTAATTCCTTAAATCCTATTATCTCCTTACCCTTGTCATTATATACAATCTCAAAGGCAAGGAATCCATCAACCATCAATTGCCTGAAGTATTGCCAAGCACTTATATCATCAGTAAAGCCGAACATGTCGTACAGCTTTTTAAAGTTTTCGTCGATTCTATCCTTTACTTTGTCCTTTACGTCAGTTAAGTTTAGGAATGCAGGATGTGCGAAGAAGTTTTGGGGATCGAAAGTTATAGCTTCATCACAAACGGTATCCAGGATGTACTCAATTTCAGGATTTAAAGCAAACTTTCTTAGATAATCCCTTTTACCAGCATAATCTTTATCATAATAACTAATAAACTGCCTGGTTGTAGTGTCTTGCCTTCCTAAAGAATAAAGCAAGCTTTCATCGTCAATAGCTTGCTTTTTCATGAACTCAGCTTCTATCGACCCGATAGCTTGCGAGTTCTTAATCACCATATCACCATATCTCATACCAAAGTTACTAAGAGACTTTACAGACTCTCGTATTCTCTGGAATATTGGGCTTCCTTCTTGATTTTCGTTAAATCCGGCCATTTATAGTAATATGATCTAGTTTTTGTATTAGAGACTAAGCATTTAATTTCGATCTATAATCATTATATATCCCACTGGTAGATTGACCCTCTATCCTAAAATCGGAAATATATGGGATTCTGACCCAATCCTCATAATCTACAACGCTCACTTCTGCTATAAAATCCCTCTTAAAGCCCGTTAAAGATGTTTTCCACCCAGTCCCGCTTAGGAGCCTGTCAAAAGATTGAGTAATATTTCTTACCGGAGCTTGAGAGGAGTAAGGAAGCTGGGAATTTTCCTTAAATAGGGGAAAGTACTGTTCCCATAATTTGAATAAAATGTTCCCTCTATAGTCGGGAGGAATAACATTAAGATCTAGAGAAATCAGAATATCAGAACCGTTATGTCTTTCCTTCTTTACAAACATGAATATTGGAGACCTATCTATGAATGGATGTTTTTCAGAAACCATTGTCTTGGTTTTATATGAAGCTGAATAAATTTTCCCAGGTATAAAATTTCCATCAAATTTCATATTACCACCATCACCGCCTGGGCCATACTTACCAAAAAAGTATCTGTTTGAATCGGTCGAAACCTGAGAGACCGAACTAGATCCATCCCTCAAATCCTTTATCTGCTCTTCAAAGGATTTCACTTGCTCTTAAATAAAAAATTCTCATCAACCACGCCGAATTTATAGCCTCTAGCATCTGCCCATCTCTGAGCCGCTTTAAATTTTGCTTGGTTGGTAATCCATATTTGCATCTTGTGATTATAAGACTTAAGCTTTTTGAGTGTGCTATTTCCCTCTAGAATCGGTCTCTTAAAGTGCTTTTCTGGCTTTACCTCTATTATCCAATCCTGTGTTTGTCCATCATCTTTAAGGACCTGCATATAAAAATCCACATTATACTGATGCTCTTTCTTATCTAATGGATTGTAATAAGGAATTGATATAGGTTCAGAACTCCATTTAAGGATTTTTTCATTATTGTCACAATAGCGACAAAATCTAAATTCCCACGAGGATCTACATATTATGTTATGAACGTCGCCGATATATTTGTCTGGGTTTTGAGCTACATATAGTCCAGACTTATAATCCCCGTTGGGTTTTATTTTTTTTATATCCGGCATTTCTACACATTATACGTATTGTCATCTCCGGTTATGTATGAAAAAGGAATAGTTTTTGGAGCTTTTGGTGGATGTATTTTTTTCCATCCTTTAGCAAAACCATTTTTAGCTATCTGTGTAAAGTATGCAAAGGGGTTATTAGATTTTTCTGGATTGAACCTATTCCAATATTTGCAAAGGTCCTCCATAGCAAAAGCCATACAGTCTGCTTTATCATCAGGATCCCGGTAAGCCATCTTCTTAGATATACCTTGAACCATTAGGCCAAACATCTCTATAGTCTCAGGTGTGAGTTCACCTTTTTCCTTTGACTCCAATACTGCAGCCATCAGATCTTTATTCCTTACATAAGCCTTTGCCATAACCTTTATACTTATATTATTTTTAGTTTAAACCTCGAGGTTAGTTTCGACCTAAGCCTTATCCTCTTCGGTACCATCTTCAGAAGAAATGAGCGTGTCCCCAGTAGGTTCCTTTCCATCTGGGGCGACGCTCATTTTATCTTCGATATTATCGACGAAAGGCTCTGGAGATTCAGATTGCTCCTCTCCCGTAGGAGCAAAAGACCAAACTTTACTAAGTATTTTTCTTAGTTTTTTTTTGACTCCTCGCTTTCGTCAATGTTATATCCCATTTCTGGGTTAACTTCTAAATCAGTTTCTGCTTCAGTACCAGCTGCTGGTGCTTCTGCTAATTCCTGGTTAGTTTTCATGATATCGGCTGCTGCTTTTTCTGCCTTGGCAACTTCAACATCATATTCTGCTTTGTGCTCACCACCAGGGGCAACTGATAATTGCTGATCTGTTTTTTCCATATCATCAGCCTCATCAAGGTTATATCCCATCTCATCGCCAACTTCGTGATGTAATTCCTTGTCAGTACCATCTCCAGGAGCAGATGCCATGTCTGAGTCTGTTTTTACCATGTCAGGATTTGACTCTTCAGCTTTAACTGATTTTACCTCATAATCCGCATGAGATCTTCCACCCGGTGCTTCTGCTAATTGCTGATCTGTGTTTTCAACATCTCTTTCAGACAACTCCGAATTTCCTTCGGAAGGAGCTGTAGCCATTTCGTTATCTGATGACTCCACTTCCTCTGTATTTTCATTTACGTTATACCCAATCTTATCAACCAAAGAATCCTTAAGCTTAACGCTATAATCAGTTTCCTTTTCGCTTCCTTCAGGAGCTTCTTCTAAATTAGCGTGGTCTTCTTTCTCGATATCTTTTTTACCAGCTTCATCTTGATCCTTAGCTGCAGGTGCTTCAGAAGTATTTGCCTTTAGTGTAGAAGCTGGAGTTTTATCCTTTTCAGATGCTGTTTTGTTCTCCGGAGCTACTGCCATATCCTGAGAAGACTCTTCCAAAGCATCCTCTGTATTTTCTTCAGCAGTTTCTATCGGTGTTTCGTTCTCTTTAACCTCCTCTTGAGTTTCATCAGCTTCCTGATTTTCTTCACCAGCAGATTTTAGAGCTTCCTCAATGTCAACGATTTCATCCATTCTGAAATCACCGGTTCTTCCGTTATCCATTAGTACAGTGTAAGAACCTGACGTACTATCCATAGAAATAATCTTTCCTGTATTTCCGGACTCCTTTACCTTTACGTAATCACCAACGGTGAATTTTTGATCCTCGTTTAAATCCTCCATTTCAACAGAAGAAGATTCTATTTTTTCGATCTCCTCGTTAACAGCCGACCATTTTTTCCTAAGCGAAGATAGCTCCTGCTCAAGCATATGCTTGGCTCTTGCCATTTCCTTAGAGTTTTCGTAAAGTGGGTTGGTAGCCATTGCTTGTGAGATCTTATTGATCTCATTTTCTACAATAGCGATATTGTCAATAATTTGCTTTCTATCATTAAGCATAATTGACTTAATTCTATTCTCACCGTCCAAGAATTCAGTTAATCCTTCAGAAATATCATATTTCATAAGATCCTTAACCATTGAAGTAGCTTGCGTACCATTTACTTGGAATAAAGAATTCTCGTTCATTCCTTCGTTGATCCTGTTAAGATAAAGGTTTGAGTTCCATTTAATCAAGTTTACTGATACACCTTCGAAAACTTTAGATTCTAACCTTTTAGCAAAATCAAGCTCAACAACATTTGAGAAGTTTTCATAAAGATTAATGATGTCAGAAACTGCTTTCGACTCATTAACTCCCAAGCTTCCAGATATTTCTAATGCTATCTGCTTTGCCAATTGAGTTGTGTCACTAAAGTTAATCTTATTCTCTTTAGAATAGATTGATACAGAGTCAGACTCTTCCACAATCTTGAAGCTGCTGTTTCCAACATAGAAACTTAGTCCACTTTCGTTAATTTTAACCATCGGAGAGTAAAATGACCCTAACAAAGTTTTAAATGACTCTGGCAGAGCAGAGTATTCAACATTCGAGAGTCTCTTGATTCCCTCAGAATTACCTTCAAATACATTACTACCAATAGTAAATACTGTCTTACCACCAGAAACGTGTACTGGAGAATAAACTTTCCTCACAGAAGAATTACCATTGTTAACCGGTATACTTAGCTTAGACTCTGAGGATTCCATTAAAGAAAGCGTATTAACAAGATTTCTTACCGTCGGGTTAAAAGACCATCTCGAGATCTCTTTGGACAAAAGTGAAACGGACTTATTCTCTGATATCAACCACTTATTCAGAGATTCTGTTACTGGAGAATAGAAATCAGCACCAGCGTTCTTTTCAATAGAATATAAAGCCTTTGAAACCTCAATCTCAGGTCTTAGCGAAGCGACGTTTTCCTTAATTGTCTCTACTGCTGATTTTACTTTGTTATCCCAGTTGAAGTTTTGTAGCTCCTGGACAAATGCCTCAGCTAATAAAAATTCAGGGGTATTATTGTTCTTTAAAAGATGAGTAAATTTCTCGCAAAGGATTTTTACATTCGGATGCTCGTAAATGCCAGTGCCTTTCAAAGATAGAATAGACTCGTATACACCAAGATTATTAACTGCCTGTGAATCAATGAATGCTTTAGCTGAAGGATCCTTTTCTGCCACCTCCTTAAGACTCTCAGAAATATTAGTAACTTCAACAGAATCATCTTTCTTACCATCTACATAAGATCCAGAATTTTTAGAGGTATTAGATCCAATACCACCCCAAGATTCCATTAGTTTTTGAGCTGCTGATTTAGATCTTTCTATTTCTTGCTGTCTTAGCATTTCGATAGGATTTGCAGCGGTTTCGCCTTCACTTTCCTTTACTACCTGGTCAACAGATTCAAGGATTGCGGATTCATTTACAGATTCCCCATTTTGTATTTTATTAATGTGGGATTCGCAAATCGATCTAACTTCAGGGTTAGTGGTTGTTTCCCTAAGAGTTTTTAATTGATTAAGTAAGTCCATTCTACTTGTGTTTTTTTGCTTTCTATATATCACACCTGTGATATTGAAACTTTTCCATTATATATTCTTCCAAATCATATTTTTTGGAAAAACTTATCTTGCTATAATAATTTCAAGCTTTACGTCAATGTCAGTGTGAGGGTTGCTGAACGTAATTCCTCCGTCTTCATACGGCAGGAAATCCTCACTGAGGTTCCATCCGGTTTTTTCGGAATCTGTTGACCCTAACTTTCCACCAGTTAGAATCATTAGTTCCCCGACATTATATGTATTTCCTCTATATGTCCAATAGATGTATTTCTTGACTTGAGGGGTACCGTTTGTTGGAGTTGGGACTCCCGGTATAATAGGTGTCTGGGATCCATAAAGAATCGGATTTCTAGGAGCTGGGTACTTTACCTTAACTGCTATCCATTTAACAAATCCGTTAGAGTCCCCAATGTCAGTTTGACTTATCTTTACACTTTTATTCCTTTTAAGGGTTACTTTTAGTCTTGAATAGGAAATTACCTCATCCCGTAAGTCACTAAAGTCAAAAAAATTGGTGATATTGTAATCCTCCTCCAGAACAAACTTATCCTTTCTAAAAAGAAATCCCTCAATAGGCTGAGGTGGACATATAATAGGTCTTGTTGCCATTAGCTTGCTGTTAATATTGTAAGTTTAACCGGATATTCAGTAGGATTTGAAAATACAAATCCACCAGTAGCTGCCCCAGTATATCCAACCTGGTCATCCATATCAGGCAGAGTTTGCCACCCCTTCCAGGAAGCATCAGGTTTAACTTGGCCTGTAAGCATCATCATATCAGACATAATGTATCTTAATCCACTGTTATAATGCCAGTAGAGAAGTCTTTGGTCTTCCTCAGCATCAGCATAATAATGAGCTCTTGCCATAACAAGACTTACTTCACCCAGAGTAGTGTCAAAATCCCCAGGATCCAAATTAATAGAGGTGTCAGGGGAGATCACAAAAGATTGTCTCTGGTATCCTGAAAATGACTGTAAAGGGTGAAAATATTCAGAAAGATCTAATTTTTCATCTATATCTGCTTGATAGGTAACATTCATCGAAGTCTGAAATATCCTTACCTCGTGTGGATCGTTATAGTTTGAGAAGGTAAGATTTACTCTTCTCATAGACCCAGGAGTGTTAGCAATTAACGTATATCTAGTATCAAAAGGACCAGACTGACCTGTCGTTAATGCTGGGTTACTATCGCCATAGCCGAAAGGAGTGCCTGATCCAGTTCCACCTTTACTAGATCCACCCCCGAAGATTTCTAAATTGTCACCTATATTTGCACTCATCTTAAAGTCTTGTAGGGTTTATGTCGGGATTTTCCGGCATTTCTACCACTTTAGGTCTAATACGCGGGTTTATTTTGTTCGCATTTACATTAACTACCTCAACGTTATCCTCCATAATTGAATTTTTAACCTCCGCATGTTCTTCCACAATTTCTTTTTCGATAGCTTGTGCTCCATAGAAATCATCTTGAGGTGCTTCTTCATAGACAGGTGAAGACATAACATCAGGTTTAATCATATCTAAAGAAGAATCATAAATTAGAGGTTCGCTTATATCATCAGCATCATCCAACCCGGTGTCAACTGATGAATTCCAAGAATCATCCGATGCACCACCATCTATTTCAACTTCCTCTGGTTTAATATAGTCAACCAGTGACTTGATAAAGCCAAGTGCTACGATAGGTAAAATAGCACCAGAAACAATTGAAAGCACTCTCTTTTGGAAAACTCTCTCCTCCTCAATCAAGCCAAATAGCTCAGACCATGAACTATAATCACCAAGGTTAACAAATGCATAGTACGTGTTCCCCATAGCCTGCATTGCTGTTAAAAGTATGAATAGGAACCATACAAGGGATTTGTTCATCTTCTCCATTGCAATCAAAGAAGCAAGGGAAGCTGCAGCACCAACCTCAAATGCAATAGCTAACGAAATTGCTAACCAAGTAGGATTGGAAAGCTTAAAGAAGTCGATAACGTGGATAGTGGATATCACAGACACCATAAGGTACAGAGACACAAAAGTAGTTATGATAAACCCGCTTACCAATTTTGATTTACTCTTCACTCTCTTCTATCTTATTTTTAATCTCAGAAAGTGAAATTCTCTTCTTATCAAAATCGTCCTCATAAATAAGGAACTGAAACATTACCTGATTCATCTCATGCCTGATCTCAGCCTTTGTAAGTGTGTTGATCGAGTCAAGTTTGGTATTTAATTCTGTGTTGGATGCTTTGAGCTCCTTTTCAATACGGTCGATGTCTCTGTTTACCCCGCACTGTCTGAAAAAAACCAATACTAGAAATCCTAATACTATGAATTGGAAGTTGTCTTTAATCTTTTGTACCATGATTATTTACAATTTTAGTTTTACTATATATCTAACCCAAATCCATATACACTAAAAAATAGGCCTAGATCACTCAAGGCCTATTTTATATAATGGTTTTGTATAGTGTGCTCTAGGCTAATTCAAGCCCCTGTTGAGCTGCGGCGAGTTCTTTTTCTAAATCCTGAATCTCTCTTGCATCAGCTTTTGCAGATTCCAGGCCTTGTTCAAAAGGCTTCAAAAGGGAAATAAATTCCTTAGCTTCTTTAAGTCCTTTACCACTTTGCTTAGATATAAAATAGTGACTTGCTTCTAAAGGCAAAGCTTGTAAGTAAAGTATATTGTTCTTAATGCCATCAGATTTTAGATTATCCAAAACCTTACAAATTTCAATAACGCCAAGAGACTCCTTTTCTTTCCATTCTGCCTCATTTTCCATAAAACTGATAAATCTATCTATGTGATCCATTGATTCAAACTGGACTGCATAAACTTTGGTAGCTACTCTCTTTTTTGCATTTTCTAGGTTTTCCTCAGCAGCTTTAATCCTTCCCTCATTTAAACGAGAAAGAGCTTCTTCACCCACTGAATCTGCAAGTTGGTCAGCATCTAGTTCTACTACTTTTGGCTGTGTTTGTTTTTTTGACTTTGCCATTTGATTTCTTTTTATTTTTTAGTTATTTAAACAGTAATGTTTCACTCGGAGATATCGAAAACATCGAATTCTTCCCGATTATGTTGCAAATATATCTTAAGTCTTTCTCGTAAGTCTTTTACAGGATATAGTTTAGGTTTGTCTTGAGGCCCAATGTGGCAAAGGAAACCTCCATGGGTTTCTAATCCGGTTTCTTCCTCTATTATTAGCCTATACAGGCTAATTTGTATGGAATATTCATTATGAGAATTCTCATAAAGATCCACGAAAGGATGCAAAAGTTTTTTGAATCTACCCTTTGGATGATTATCGTCCTTAAATTCCTTATTGGTCTTCCAATCACCGATGAGGAACAAAAGCTTATTTTCTTTCTTGTCCCACATAAGAAAGGGTTGATCCACGGTTCCAGCTAATCTCCATTTTTTCGAAAATACCTTTAACTCAGACTCCAGTGGCACAAGGTCTGTAAATCTTTCATCTCTAAGGACTAAGAATTTTTCGACCCTACTCCTAACTTCCGGGTCTTCTGGCATTTCAGGATCCAATCCTGTCCAGTAATCTTCTATCCACTTATGAACCTTGGTTCCAAGAGCATTTGCGACATTCGCTTTTTCTTGCCATTCGGATTTTATAACAGAAACGTCTACACCTCTTTCATCGGCTTTTCTATTAGCCCAATACTCACGATCAAAGGGGACTTTAAACTTTTTAAGAAAGGTAGTAACAGAATCATATTTGACCCCATCAAAATGATATGTATGAACAGACTCGTTAAAAATAAATCTAGAGTCCTTAAAAATATCTAGCTTCTTTTGATAATCCTGTTTTGTCTTCTCTAAATTAAGCAAATCCCAAATAAGTTATAATTAATTCCAATTTCAAAAAAACAAAAGTAATAGCAGTTACCTCTAATAAAAATCTTAAAATCCAAAGCCAAGACAAATGCCTAAAAAAGAAGTAATAAATAACCAAATATGAATCCCCGTTTGTTTCGGGTAGAGGCTTAAGTACGGGAGTAATAATCTCTTGCAAATTTAGCTTAGTTAAGTAGTCGTTTACTGATTTAATCTCTTCAAAAACGTAGGCAGGTCTTGCATCGACAGGGAAATCCCTAGATTGTGTTACCTCCGGCGGTAAATTTACAACAGTGTAAATTCTACCAAGCCAATCATGTCTCAGCCTCAGCCGTGTC